TAGCAGTAAAGTTTTGAGAGCCATAATTTACAGCGGCGATGTCTACCAATCTAAAATAGTCATCGGAACCCAATAGATATGTCGGTCGAGTTACCATTGCTGCTTTCATGCCAGTAGCAGAACGATTAAACGTCACCACCTGTCCAGTCGAGCAGGTAAAAGAAGTATTATTGACATTGGAAGTCAAATCAACGTCAAGGACAGTAGTACCATCTATTCCGTCTTTGATAATAGCGTGATACAGTTTGCCAGTAATTGTTTCAGCCCCTGGCAAACCAGCAAGCACTACGACATCGGTAGTCGAATCTATGTTACCAGCTGTACCAGTCCTAGACGACCCTAATTGTATCCAATTCGAACCATCAGTCGAAGTATAAAACTTAATAGCGCCGGTCGAAGCAACCCTTGTGACTTTCACCCAGGTTCTTCCAGCTGGTATTGCTGCAGTGGCTGTGGTAGTATAAGCCACCCCACTGATCCACACAGCAATATCGGGTTTGCCATCCGTCCCGATACCGAGCCTATATGCGCTTGATGCAGAACGCTTATTTATTAGACTACAAAACGCTCCGGTTATAGTTAAATCTACTTCCGCCATTAACTCTATATCGCCAGTAATTTGTAGTGACGCTGAATTAGGCACAGTAAGATAATTACCAGTGACCCCTTGAAAATGAGCATAATTGACATTGTTCCATGGTAAGAAAACAGGATCATTTGTGTCTATACCAGCGGTACTTGATGTAATCGTTACTGTTTGCCCAGTATCACAAATAAATGATGTGGCAAAATTTGCAACGTTAGTGAAATCTACATCTAAAACTTTAGAACCACCGATGCCGTTACGAATTATCGCTCTATAGAAGACACCACACGAGTTAACAGCACCACCATATCCACTGCCAATCTCTACTGGATTATTACCGCTATATATGCTTGCAACTCCAGCCGTAACTATACTACCCAATGATAACCATGTAGTTGGCTCTGTCGGTTGATCATACGCACAATAAAAATTAACAACTCTATTGCCGGACCCATCATTAGCATCTAAAGTTATCTTCACCCAAGCTATATTTCCAGGTGAGAATGGATGTGGTGCGGAAGTAGCACCTATGTCTGTTGTCCCATCATTAGAGAAATAAAATTTGAATCTATTACCATAAATATCTATTCGGTAACTCTTGTTCGTATTATGGTATTTCGCTAATAAGATTTGCGTTGATGCTGGACTCCAGTTCGCAATAGCAACACGCATTACAATCTCTAAATCGCCAGTTATGTCTAGACTATTGCTATCTGGCACGCTAGCATAATTACCGTTGACACCCGGTAGATGTAACCCACCCCGTATAACCTGAGCACCACTTGATGATCCGTATCTGGCTAAAATACCTGGACCACCAGTACCAATATTTTGTAAATATTGCTCACCAACAATAGAGTTTGATGCATCCACAGCCCAGACAGCATTAAGTAATGGATTCAGATTGGCTGATTTAACACCGAGGCGAGCACCACGATTCATGCCGCAAGACTTCCTACTAATGTCCAGTTATTTGCTGAGGTCTGAATTAAGGTAGCGGCAGAATAACGCGCTGCTATTTTAGTGCCTGGAGTCGCATTAATAGTTACACCTGACCCAGGTGATATTGTTACTTGACCAACACCTAACTGTAATACATCTATCTGTGCTCCAACAGGATAATTGACGCTACTGTTAGGCGGCACTGTGAAAGTAACACTGGATGCATTATTAGAAACGACCATATTACCCATATCTGCTAAAACAAACGAGTAACTAGTACCAGTCTGGTTATTGATCTGAGGGTTATTTCCAAGTATGCTATTTCTTGTTGGAAGCAGCTTATTCGAAGCACTTATCCCTTTGGTCTGATTTGTATTTGGCTTTACGTTACCAGCCATTTTATTCCTCCAAGTCTGTAGGAGAGATCTTTACAAGCACATAGCCACTCGGAGCTTTTAGCCCATTGCGCCAAGCAAAAAGTTCTGCTTCAATTGTCGCTACTTTACTTTTCAGTTCTGATATTTGCTGCTCTAATTGGCTTCTTAGCTGTCTAGATTCCGCTAGTTCTTCCTTTAATTGAGTACGAATCTCTGCATTCTCGGTAAACAACTGTTCTCTCTGGATGTGCAATTGTTCTAGCTCTGCTTTATAAGTATCTTGAATAGAAGCGTGCTCAGCTAGATTACGCTTCTCTTTACGTTCTGCTCTTACGGTTAATGTTTGAATCACAGCTACAAGGATCACACCCAAGGGTCCAAATACTGTGAAGATATCTTTAGCCCAATCCATAGCCAGCATTGGATACCCTTTCTTGAATACATTAAATTAATATGTTATACTTCAACCAATCTACTGAAGGAGTTACATGAAATCTTTGTCCTTAGAACACCCAGTCTATATAGGTTTTGCTGGAGAAGCAGGTAGTGGTAAGACTTCCACAGCTAACAAAATAGTACCCAAAGTTACGCAAGTTTTATATGGTGATTTTCATAATCAAGAAGATAAGCCATCCGTCTTCTGGGATCACTATTGGTTATCGGCACCGTTGTATGAAACGCATGCTATCAGAACCCAAATTACCGGTGATGATATAGAAGATGTCAACGACAGAATGCTATATGCCCTGCATAAGGTGGCTAATGACGTAATGATGGAGCGAATCAAGTATGAAGATTTGGTAGAATTAGTATACGATTTATTTAGCTTTCCTTTGATAGATCCGCCTGACGTAAAGCCAAGAAGCTTTCTACAGCAAGTGGGTGATTTATTTTTAAAACATGATCCAGACTGCTTTGCAGAATTTGTTAAGCATAAGATATATAGGTCGTGGCAGTCTCTTCAGCTAGAGCATGAACGTCTAGACATCCAACCTCCACTCTATTTAGCTGTGATTTCTGACGTAAGAAGACTAAGTGAAGCTAAGATGATTAAGGATCGTCCACAGCATTTCTTAATTAAATTTGTGGCTGATGAAACTACTCGCCGTGAGAGATTATATGATCGCGACGGTATGGTCTTAAGCGATTCACAAAAGGCTCATCATACAGAAACTAGCATTGCTAAAATCCCCGAAGAGTGGTATGATGCTATAGTTGATACAACTAGCATGACGCTTGATGAACAAGCTGAAGCAGTCAGAGAAATAGTGTTAGGAAAAAACAATGCCTAGAATCACACAAACCGCAGCAGATCGTCAGAATGATGCAATGACTACTACATCAATGTTGATCGGAGAGGTAATTAAGTCTCCAACTGCTATTGTTGCGGTGCAACGTAAAGCTAATATCGGTAATTTTGAGACCATTGACATTTATGCAGGTGTCGCCTTACCTTTAGATGTTAAGGGCGATTTTGAATTTGTTAAGGAAGTACTCACCGAAGCTATAGATAAAGGGTTTGCCTTTGTCTCCGAAGAGACTGGTGAACGATATCGAAAGATTAAAGAAACAATCAAAGCAGAAGTAAAGAAGTAAAGAAAAAGCCCCCGCAAGGGGGCTTTTCTTATCAGCTATATCTTGTTGTCATTCTATATCTACCATGAAAGCTTATGTAATCGCCAGTGGCGAATGTAAACGGAACAGTCGCACTTGTTATTCCCTGTGAGCCATAAGTTGTTGACGCATTAATAACATCCAAATAAACTTTTGTACCATCTGTAGTTTGGATTGCTGGATAAACTGAGGTTCCAGTATCTGTAATATATGCGACCCCATTAATTACGGAGTTAGTAGCAGTAGCAGTTGGCATTGAGAATGAAATACGCCCAGTCACAGCAGTGCTAGAGCCAAAGGTCAAAGCTACTTCGAAATCACACCACCCATCACTACGATGGTAGCTAGCAACCAATGTACCGTTACTGACCGTCAAATTGGTGAATACGGGCGTAAAGCTTTGAGCCGGTTCAGACATAATAATCCAACCAGTTCCATCATGCAACAGTTCACGAGATGTATTTGTCTCATAGATACGAAGTCCAGCGTAACTACTTGGTCTAGTTGTTGATGTGCAAATAACGGGAAGAGTCAAGTTAGCTGCTAATTTAGCCTGAGTAACCGCATTGTTTTGAATCTTGGAAGTTGTAACCGAATCAGTTGTTAGTTTGCTAGCAGTGACTTGATCGTCCGCAATTTTTGCAGTAGTCACCGCATTTGTACCCAACTTTGCAGTAGTAATAGACCCGTCAGGCAAGCTTGTATATGAGCTGGTGCCAAGAGCAGTAATAGCTGCCTCAATAGCTTCAAGCCTTTGGCGTACTGTGACGGACACTCCTTGAGGATTAATACCAAGTACAGCCTCTATAGCTTCGATAGCATCATTAGCATTTTGGTGTTGTGCTACGTGCGAAACTGTTGACTGAGTCTCACCCAAAGTGCCTGTAGGGTTGGTAAGATTATCAAGATTAGATGGATAGGAAGTGCTCATTAGACCACCCTTTAGATAGAAGAACTATCTAAATAGTAAACTCTGCTTCCATAATCTCTCTTATTTGAGCCCTGATAAGTTGGATTTGAGCACGACACGTATTAGGGTGTTCTGTTGTTTTAATTGCGATCTGACTCGCCTTAAGACCATCTACAAACTTCCACTTTACTAACTGTCGTTGTTGAATAGTCAATTGATCAAACGGGAATAATGCCGTTTCTCCTAACACCCAGAACTCATCAATCTCATCTGGACCTATAAGCTGTTCGAGATCATGTTGGGTCTGTGGTGAGTAAATAGTGGGGGTATCAACTTCTGGATCAGAAAATGATGAAGATACGCCATCGTCAGTATGTAGCGGAAATGACTTACGACCAAGTTGATAGATCAAGAAACCATCAACGTTACGTTTGAGTAAGAAACCAAAGTAACTATAGATATACCCACTAAAAGGAATGCTACCCTTCCTCTTATATCTCATAACGCATTGGAGGAATGTCATCTGTACTGTCTGACGTACATCAGCTTCTTCGCCATAGCGCTTGATCATGTAATTAATTCCACGCATTGTTTCTGAGGCGATTTTATAAGTAGCATTGTCTATTTGATTACGTCTTAACCTGATACATGCGCCTTTATGTGTGACAAATAATGAGATGAATCGGCGTGAGTCGTAATCATGCAAGTCATACTTGCATTTGTACAGCAGGGACACATACTTAGTTATAAAGTTATTGAACACTTTCAATAGCTCCGCTTGCGCTGACTGCTTACCAGCCTGCGCTTTTGCTACGATCTCTTGAAGTTCTTCTTCCGGAATAGCGTAATAGCTCTCGGATATGTTCTTCTTATCTTTCTTCTTCTTTTTAGATTCATCTACGATGATTTGACTCTCATCATGCTGATGCTCACTCATTACTTACCTTCCCACATGATGATCTTCTTAGAGAAAAGCTTACTTAAATTCTCGTAATAAAGGATATTCTTAACGCCCAACTTATTGAAAAAGAACTTGTTAGTCTTATTGCTTTTTGAGATCACTACTGTTAATCTACTAAATTCATCGGGGTAGAATTTTTTAAACTTCCTGAGCTTAGATCTACCTCTGGCATCCAACATACCTTTTACTTCAATAAATTCATTCGTCTTAGGCAGATAAATATCAGGTATATACATACTAGATCTGCCTTTGGCGTCTAATGGGAATGCAAACTCTTGTGGTTCAAATTCCCAACTAATACCCCACAGCTGTAAGATCCTCATCGTATCAGCTTCCCAAGTAGATCTTGCGACAACTCCACCCAGATCTTGTCTAGCACCTGTTTTTGTATGCTGATAAGCGTTACCAATTCCGCGCCCCCTTTTTTTCTTGGGGATAATTAGATCGGCTGGCTTTCTTATCGCTTCTACCGGTACAGTTTTTTGGGGTTTAACATCTTTCTTCCTACTCCTGGAACAAAAAAAGTCGAACTCAACCCCAAGATCATTGTCATCTTCACGCATACATGTTTACCTAACTGTCTATATTACAAGAACATAACAGTATTATAACATATAATGCAAGAGAGTCAAATAATCCAAAAAGGGGTTGAATTCGACTATCAAATGTGCTAGTGTCTGAACCATGACAAACACCAACTTAATTGATGCCCTCGCCGTGGATCTTTTCGATCAGATTAACAACGAACTTATCTGTAGGTTAGTTGACCTAGGATTAGATCCAGGCGAAGCGTGGCAGGCTGTAATGATTGATTTACCGCTAGATGAGTCTAGTGAGCCAGATTTTGGCATTACTGACGAAGCCGTGCTTAATGATCACGACGACGTACTCTTAATGCCCCTGTACCACACACTCCATTAGTAGCATAGTCGCACCATCTACAATTATTCTCATTGGGAGTAGCTACAAAGTTTTCTGTAGTTAAAATCTCAGAGATTATTCCCAACAATTTAACTTTCATTTGCTGGAGGTCATCGTTTGTAAAGCGGTGACCTCTTGCTTTACCTTTACGTAAGTAGTAAAGTTCTGCATGGATGTCTTTATCTGGAAATAACTCTTTCATATATAGAGCGTAGATACCTAGCTGTAGGTTCGTCGGAACTTCCTTGTAAGGTACTTCTTTCTTCCCCGATTTGTAATCCCTAATTCTAACATATGTAGGATGTACGGATACAAAATCAATAAATCCATTAAACCTAGCAGGACCCAGAACAAACGAGAACGGTAACTCTTTCGCATAAACCTCCACCTCCTCTGGATGATCATCCAAAAATTCATGAAGCATCTTTTCACCATCTTCAATCATATTCGAAGGGATGGTATTATTAGGATCTAACTCCTTAAAGGCGGCTTCGTAGTTAGCGAATAGCTCAAACGAATTAATCTTTTCGCCATCTTCTAAAGTAAGTTCTAAGGCTTGATGGATTACATTTCCCAGCAATGCGGCGGCGCCAAAATCCTGTTCTTCTTTTACGATGTAACTATAATAGTAACGTAGTGGACATTGTTGATATGTGTTGATACGACTATAGGAAAAATCCTGTAACAGCAATTTGTGTAATGGATCTACATCTTTTTCAAGTTCAATATTAATCATGGATTTACCAAGTAATCTATTAGAGCTGGATTACGTCTTAACGTATCCAGAAGTATTGTTGTAAATGCGGCAACTATTTGCTCTTCTGGAAGATCGATTCCCCAGCCGCCAACTGATGCCCACATCGCATGTAATGTCTCATGCAGAATAGTGTCAGCCATTGAATTAGGCGATAGACTGTCAGAGACATACATTGCTTCGTCTCTTAATTTGAGAGTTGCAAATAGATCAGAATCTGACGAGTGTGATGATTTATCTTTTAGATACTCTGCCGGATCGGGCACCAGTTTTACGCTTATGTTGTACGGTCCAACGAATATATTATTCGGTATCTTAGAACCAGTCGTACTCTTCAACTTCGAAACGGTATTCGTCTTCTTCGGTTGGGTCATAGAAAATATTACCTTCTCTGTCATATACTACGCCATTAGGATCAATTGTATAGTCGTTACGCTTATCGTAATACCAGCCATCAGGCATAGGAATCAGCCCTGAATCGCCATATTCGATATAGTCAATATCGTCATACTTCTTCATCATTGCCATCTCCGTTCATTTTTTCGATATCAGCTAATGTTTCTAATAACACTTCAATTACATCTTCAAAAAGAACTTCTTTAATTTCCAAAAGACATGTCCCCACCTTCAACCAAATCTTTAGATCGCCTTCAGGTGTACGGTATAGGGAACATGCAACGTCGTCAGTTTCATTTGTTAAGAGGAACTCAGCTTGCATTTCAGTCAGCGGGTCCTAAATACTTGAATCCATTATTTGCAGGCTGCTCTGTTATTACAATGGGGTCCCAAGTAGGATTATCCATCTTCTCTCTGCAATCTTTTAGATAAGCATTCCAATCACGCTCATCTTCAGTTTCTTTCTGCACAATGATCTCCGCTTTAAATGGATTAGACTTATATTTTGAGATAATCAGCCGCCCTTGA